TGCTTAAGTTTAATTTTTCTTTTTTCATAATGGGGTTTGCTCTGTATAAATGTCTATTACAAGCCATGATAGCTAATCCTGAACTAATAGCCGCATCAAACTTTGTACGATTATTAATGTCAAACTTTGCCCAGTCTTGTAATGTTTCGTTAAAATAGCATGTTCCATACGTATTGTCAGACTTTAATCCAACATGATCTTGTATATACATTTCAATAGCAGCAGCGTGTGCTTGCTTAATATCTTCACTTGAGTTAGGTATACCACCTACTTCTTTTTCAGCTGTTGAAAGCTTGTTCCAAACTCTGTCAGGTCTATTCATAGAATAACCTCTATAACCACGTCTTCTTAAATAATACAATAGACGAGGTTTATTATTTTCAGCAAGTAAAGGCATCCCATAAAATATAAGCGCCATTAAAACGTCTTCAAAAAATATCTCAGCGGTTTGTGGTCTAGCTACATATTCTAAAAAAAATTGATTAGGTGGACAATCTTCCATACTAAACTTTGTCAACCCATGCAACGCACCATTAGATCCTTTACCGTCAACGGTACCTGATATGTCATAACTATCACAGCCAAAAGCACCCATGTGTTCATTACCTGGATATTTAATCCCGTTTTTAATTACACTGTAATTCTGTTTGTTTATAGGTGGAACCCAGCTAACTTTAAATCTTCCATCTGGATTTGGATAAAACATTACCTTAGAATCTTTTATACCATTAACCCACTGAAAACTACCTACTGTAATTTGAGATGTATTATTTAAATCCTCGTTAAAATCTATTTGCTCGTATATTTTTGCTAAATTAAATATACTGTTTTTTGTTTCGTCTCTGAAAGCGTGTTCTTCAGTTCTTGGAAATTGCCTATAAAATTCATTTAAAGCATCACCATCGTTCTTTAATCCATCTACTTCATTTTGCCAATGCTCTAATATACCTGTGTCTATAGTCTCGCCAAAAGGCCCAATTTTTTCTGTGTCAGGCGTGTCGAAGACAGGTAACCCATAAGAATCAATGAATCCTTCGTAGTTCCATTCCATAGGTATGAACAAACTATATAGTCCCGAGCTTGTCTGTCCATTGCGGTTTCTTTTTGTAACATCTGAATTTTTATATAGTTTCTTAAAATTGTCTCCACCTTTATCTAAAGCGTTTGACGTACTTCCCATCATACACTTACCTATTATTCTAGAACCTAGTCTAAGTGTTGTCTTTGTAACTCTCCAGTTGTTTAATATATTATTAGGTCTCTCCCACTTACCAGACTCATCGTGTACTAGTAACTTAAGCTTTTCACCATCATAACTATTGTCACCTGTATTTTTCCAATCAATAGTTGTATCTAATCCCTCTAATTCTTCTGGTTTTTCAGAACTTACAATACTTCTTCTTGTTAACTTGCTAGCTGGTACTCTATATGCTAGTTCTGTTTTTGGACGATCCATACCGTCTTGTATTGGTTTAAAGAAGAAAGGGTAGTTAACTGATATTGGCACGACTTTATCGGTAAACATTTTTTTAGCATCTGGTCCTGATTTAGATAAAATACCGAACCTAGCGTCAGATGATATTGTGGCTTGGTTAACTGTTTCTCCTGAAGCCATAAAAGAGAATCCTGAACGTCTATTTTTAAGATAACACATTCCGTAGCATCTTGTATCTGCTTTACAAGCTTCCCAGAATATATAGAATAATCTATTTGCTTCTCTAAAGTCTGGTTGCCCAACATCAATCTTGGACCATTGCAAGTACATGTAGTGAGTACCAGTAATATAAGTAGGAACGCCTTTATTGTAATACCAAAAACCTTCTTCTCTTTTTTTAAACTCACCTTCTATGTAATCTATATATTTTTTCTTAAAATCATCTGGATAATTTTTCCAATCAAATATAGTTTTTATTCTTTTTAACTCAGAAGGATATTCATTTACCTCCCATTTGTCACTTTCAAATTTATAAACATCTGTGTGCTTTGGTAATGCTATTTGAAAATTTTGTATTTCATATATTTCACCTATCTGACCTGTTTTAGATATAACAACAATGTCATGTTCTTTGTTATATCCGTATTTCCATTTTTTAGACTTATTAAGTCTTTTTATGGTATTTATTTTAATAGGCTCTACAACCTTGTATAGACTCTGCTCGTACATTACTTAGATCTTCTTTCTGCAAAACCACCAAATGATGTTTCTTCAACCTCTGCCTTTACAACATTGTTAAGCATATCTTCTTCGTCTTGTATTCTATTTAATATCTCGAAAGCATCAAATATAGCTAACTTTTTAGTAGCTGCAGCGTTCTTTAATCTATCTGCAGATATATCATCTCCTGAATCAACTATTTTTTCACCAGCTACTTTTATAAGCTCTTCAACAGCTTTATGACCAGCTTGGATTATATTCTTTTTCGTTTCCTTGATATTCATATTTAATTGTAATTGCAAATGTTGGAACTCTATAAAGTCTTTCGCCTTCAATAACAAACTCATATTCTGAATTAGGTTTAAAACCCACTAAAGAATTTAATTTTATATTTTGGCTTTTTAATTCTGGATCTACGTGTCTTACAATGCCTATTAGAGGCATTTCCTTGTCCATAGAGAAGTTATCTTGGTTTTCTAGTGGTTTTATAAAGCTAAAACCTTTAACTGCGTTCCAGACGCTGTTTCTTTTATAAGCAAATATTTGATCAGGCATTACAAAATACATATCTTCTTTGTAAAAAGCCTTAGAGTTTTTCTCTTTATTTCTTATATCTTTCCATCTTCTAAAAACGTTGTGATGTACTATTACTTCGTCACCTTGCTTTATGTCTGTGCAACCCACTGTTGGCGTCTGCAAAACAATAGCATTTCTGCTTACGTTTTGGTGAGTAAATATTTCCGTGTTTAATATTAACTCTTTATCACCTATTTTTTTAGTGTTGTTGTATCTTTTGTTTTTAGGTTTTACTATAAAGTTTGTTACACTCTTCATTAATAATCCAAGTTGTATTCAACAGAAATAGCCATGTTTTTATTAAAGTCTTTCCACGGTAAAACATCTACACCTTTTTTAATAAATATACAGTACTTGTCTTTTTCTTCAAGAATACAATCAATAACATGTCCTCCGTAAACCTCTTGGCCCACGGAGTAATGCATTGAATCGTTTTTATAGTCTTTACCTATACTAATCTTTCTTACTAGGCTCATCTTGTTCTATTTCTGTTATAGAGCCATCAGAGATACTCACGTTAACTTTACCATAAGCATCTTCTAGCTTCTCTTGAAATTCTTTTAGCTCATTGCTTTCAATTGAAGCGGCTTTGTGAAGTAACATATGTTTTTGTACTTCAAGATCGCCTATTTGCAATTTTATTTGATTTATCTCGCCAACTAAAGCTTGTAAATCCTGTAATTCTTGTTTTTTAATTTTTTTTGCCATTTTATTATATTTAATTATTAATCCTATATATATTAATCACTTATTTCTTTTAATTTATAAATGTTATGAGTCTTGCCATGTAAAATAAAGATCATTATCAACTGGTGTTATTTTTTCGTTTATACTACTTGTGATACGACTCTGTAATTCACTTAAGTCTAAAGCTGTTTCTAACCACCCAACTACGACGCGCTCAAATGCTTCTGTGTTTTCGTAAGCTACAAAATCATCTCCATCTTTATACTCAAAGCTTTGCGTACCACCTATGTCTGCAGAATATTTAGTACCACTAACATCTTTAGAGCCAGAATAAGTGTAATGTACTCTAGTTATTAAGTTTGTTTTTCCTTGCGATTCAACAAGTGCGTTTATTTTGTGAATTTCAAATTTGTAAGTAATTGCCATTTTTATTTATTTTATTGATTTTAATAAACCATTTTGGTAACCAAAAGTTACAGTTTTAGTGCCTTTGCCGTCTGGAACAATAACTTCTTGTTCGCCAGAAAATCCATTTATATAGTTACCCTGATTTTCTTCTGTTAAGAAAACCCATGGCCCTTTTTGAGTACCACCTTCTAATCTAGAATAGCTAGGAGCTCCCCAGAAAGGCAGTGTTATCATTTGATTGTAATAGTTAGATCCATTACCGTGGTTACTTATTATATTACTAGCCCAACCTGTGTGGCCAGCAAAATTAGTAGAGCCTTGTCGCCATGTAAGATTACTGCTACCATAACCTTGACTTGTTAAATTACCTGCAGAATATGATGTTGAACCAGCTGGTCCTGTTGGTCCTTGTGAACCGGTAGATCCGGTATTACCCTTAGCACCTTGAGGTCCAGTAGCTCCTGCTAATCCTGGTGCTCCTTGAGGCCCAGTTGATCCAGTATTACCTTTGTCTCCTTTAAGTCCCTGACTTCCGTTTGTACCGTTTGTACCCGCTGCTCCAGTATCACCTTTTGCGCCAGCCGCACCTGTTGAGCCTTTTGCTCCGGCAGGTCCTTGTGGACCAGTACCTCCTGCGGCACCAGTGTTTCCTTTTGGCCCTTGCGCTCCTGTACCACCAGTAGCTCCGGGATCTCCTTTGTCTCCTTTTGGTCCTGTTGCACCTGTTGCACCTGCTGCACCTGTTGCACCTGTGTTACCTTTAGGTCCTTGACTTCCGTTTGTTCCATTTGTCCCTGCAGCCCCTGTTAATCCTGTATATCCTCTTGGTCCTTGAGAACCAACTGCTCCAGCAGCTCCAGTTGAACCTTTTGGTCCTGTTGGTCCAGTAGATCCTGTATCACCTTTATCTCCTTTAGCACCATTGGTACCGTTAGAGCCAGCCGCGCCAGTATATCCTCTAGGTCCTTGTGGACCCGTGGCTCCTTGAGAGCCTGTATTTCCTTTAGCTCCAGCTGGGCCAGTTCCTCCAGCAGCTCCTACAGCTCCAGTATTACCTTTTGGACCTTGTGGTCCTGTTGATCCATTACTACCATCAGCACCATCATTACCAGCCGCACCTTGTAAACCTGTTGCGCCAGTATTACCTTTTGGACCTTGTGGTCCTATACCACCTGTTGATCCAGTATTTCCTTTTGGACCAGTTGGTCCTTGTATTCCTTGTATTCCTTGAGGACCTTGACTACCAGTGTTACCCTTAGTCCCTTGTGGTCCTTGAGATCCAGTGTTACCTTTTACACCTTGCGCACCTTTAATAGATCCACCTGAAACCCATCCATCTGCTGATGTCCACACCCATATAGAATCATCTGATTGCACTATATAAGCGTCACCATTTGAATTACCACTTGATGGTAAACCAGATGATGCGGAAACTTGTCCTTGCATTGATATACCCCATCCTGCACTACCTTGTGCACCTGTAGATCCTTGAGGACCTTGCGACCCTGTGTTACCTTTTGGTCCGGTTGGACCTGTTGGCCCTGTTGAACCTGTATTTCCCTTAGCCCCAGCAACACCTTGTGGACCTTGTGATCCTGTGTCGCCTTTTGCTCCATTTGTACCATTTGACCCGTTTGAACCAGCTAAACCTCTAGGACCTTGTGGTCCGGTTGAACCTGTACTACCTTTTGCGCCAGTCGACCCTTGCGGTCCAGTAGCGCCTTGAACACCCGCATTACCCTGAGGCCCTCTAGACCCAGTATCACCCTTAGCTCCTTGAGAAGCAGCTTGAGAAGAATCCCTACCAAAAGCCTCACTTATAAATGTATGTATTTCCTCTACATCTGTTCTTACGTCTTCTATATGCTTTATCAAAAACTTATTTGATTGAAACAATCCTTCATCATTGTAAACCTCACTCATGTCTGATAAACTCGCAAGTTCATCTGACTTTTGTTTTGATACAGTTATTTCTCCATCGCTACCTCTTACTGCTTCTTGATCAGCAATGCCTTGTTTAAATAGTTTTTTACCTCGTATTTTATTGTTTATATTTGCCATTATATAGTATCGAATTCAATTATTATACTTACGCTAACACCATACCAATATTTACTAGTTGCGCTTTTTTGGTATCTAAAGTTTAATCTATCACCAGCGGTAAAAGTGTAGTTGGGTGACCATGTTATATTACTACCGTCATTACTTCCATTACTAGGTGTTAATTCTCCAGAAAATGAAGTCGATAAACCGTTTTTAAGAAGAGATAGTTCTGTAGTAAAGGACGAACTCATTGTTGAACCAGCAGTGTGCATCATCATTATTCTCTTAACAGTACCACCTCTTGGACAAGCAAACGTGTTATAGTAATTAGCGCTAGTTGTTTCAGATATGTAGTTAAGCGGCATGTAAAAAATACTAGTGCTACTACTTCTATCATCGAAGTTAGAATTTATTACTGTTTGAAATGTTTTCCAATGCGCATCCACAGATTGTAAATCACTGCGGCTTATTTTACTATTTTCATCCTCACTAGACTCTACTATAAACCAATCAGCTTGAGGGTCATCGCCGTCTATTACTGGTAGTTCATTAAAATCTAATGTTAAATTTTTAGTTATAGCTCCATTACTAGTGCTTGAAGAAATGTCTAAACCTGTACCAACGGTTATATTTGAAACACTATCGTTCCAAGTTAACTGCGCACTACTACCGGTACCTGTTATAACCTTACCTGCTGAAGGACCTACTCCATTTAGATTTATAGCAGAGTATTGACCTAAATAAAGACTATTATTACCTAAGCTAACACCACCAGATTGTGTGACTAGTTTTTCACTGTTGTTATAATATAACTGCACACCACCACCAGCGGTAGCAATAATACTATTT